TCATGGCCCCCGCCGCCGTCGCCATCTGGGGCGGCTGGGTCGGCCTCGGTGAGATGGCCGGCTTCGGGCCCGTCCGGCTCCTCCCCGGCATCGCTGACCAGGTCGTCATCAACACCGCGATCACGTTGCCGATCGGCATGGAGGTGTACGCCGCCTATGCCCTCTACGTGTGGCTCAGCGGCAAAGCACGCGGCAAGGCCCGGAGGATGGCGCGGACGTCGGCGATTGCCGCGCTCATCGTCGGCGCTGCCGGGCAGATCGCCTACCACGTGATGGCCGCCGCCGGAGTCGGTGACGCGCCGTGGTGGATCACCGCCGGTGTCGCTTGCTTGCCGGTGGCAGTCCTCGGCATGGGCGCGGCACTCGCCCACATGGTCCGCGCCGACGACGAGTAGGCACGACGAAGGCCCCCGCTCCACTCGGAGCGGGGGCGTTCTGCTGCTTGCTAGAACGGCCAGTCGGCGTCCCTGCCGCGCTCGAGCAACGGGATCATCTTGAATCCCGCATCGGTGAGGCCGCCGAAGGTGTGGCGGGTACCTGAACCCGAGGGCGTGTGGCCGTGCTCGTAGCCCGCGAGGTTCCAGGTGTAGACCATCCGGTCCTTCGGAACGGCCGCCGTGACGTCCGAGTGCCCGTGGTAGCTCGCCTGCTCGTCGGTGAGGATCACGACCCGGTCGTGGCCCGCGTAGTAGCGTCGCACCGCCCCTTCGGTGTCGGTGCCGCCGCCGATGAAGTACCCGTCGGCCTTCCACCTCTCGACCGCCCGCAGCAGCGACTCGCCGCGCTTGAGCCCGAACACCTTCGACGGGTCCTGATGTCCCCAAGAGCTGGAGAACGAGACCACGTCAGCGGCTACGCACCGTCGCGCCAAGGCGAGACCGAACACCGTTGCTGCGTCCCATCGCATCAGCGAACCGTCTCGGGAGAACCCCGAGTTCATCGAACCCGACGTGTCCACCAGGACGAGCGTGCGGCCGGGAAGCTCGGGAATGTTCGCCAGGCAGGCGTCCAGCGCCCGCTCCAGCGGGTACGACCATCGCAGGGACGGCGCGGCACGGTACGCCGACAGGAACCGCATCGGGAACTGCCGCGACCGCGCAACCTCGTCCGGGTGAGACAGCTTCGCCGCCACTGCCGCCGCGGCCTCGTCGGAGACGCCCGCCTCGTCGAAGTTGCGGAGGTTCCGCAGGAGCGCCATGTACCCCATGGACGGGATGACGGCCTCCCACAGGCGCGCCTTGTCGACCTTGCTGCCCGCGAGGGACAGCACGTCTTCCCACGTCATGCCCGCGTCACCCAACGGTGCGTCGAGGAGGATCGCAGGGTCCTTCGCGGCGCGAACTCGGAGGATGGCGTTCGCGCCGATCATCCGCAATGAGCCGGGGATCATGGGGTCCCGGCCATAGCGGCGGTCGAGAATGTACTTGTACAGGTCGGCCTGCCAGTCCGCCTTCGCGGAAGCGTGCACGAGGTTGAGGACATCGCCGAACCGGTACCCCTTCGAAGCGGTGTCCCACTTCAGGACAGCGCGTTCGGTGTAGAGGCGTGCAGCGGCGTCGGCGATCCCTCGCTTGACGGCCTTAGGGATCGCGCGCCCGTACGTGGAGGTCCAGTAGGCCAGGGCTTCGCCGGGCTCGTCGGGGCGCTGAAGGACCGAGTCGACGACCTGGCGGCCACCGGGGATGCCCGCAGCGATCATGGCCTTGGCGGCTTCGAGCCCGCCGACGAGCGACGCGGAACGCATGTTCGCGCCCGCGCGGAGCCACGCGAGGAAGCGGCCAGTCCAGTCAGGATCGGCGACAGCGACCGCGTGAACGAGCTCGGCGTACCGGTTGTCGCGGCTGTCCGCCGTCTCGTAGAACGTCTGCTCGCCGACCATGTTGGTGACCGCGAGGAGGAACAGCTCGGACTTGGCGTCACGCGAGAATCCCGGCGCCCCTTCGAAAGTGGCGCCCGTGGCGAGACGATTCGAGGCGATGGGAGAGGACACCGCCGCGCGAGTGGTGGACCGGTTGAACTTCGACATGAAAGAAGGCTCCTTCCGCACCGGGAGGAGCCTTGGATAGTGAAGCGCCCGAGATCAAGTCGACTGCGGAACGTAGGTGCTCTGCCAATTGAGCTACCAGACCCTAAGGACCGGACGGGATTTGAACCCGCAACCACCCGCTTAAGAGGCGAAGTAGCCGCTGTCTGCGCACCGGGCGCTTCACTATGAAGGTCTGAACCTCCCGAGATCAATGGCGTTCGCGGATATCTAAAGCCAAAGAAGTAGCCGCGAACTTCGCACCGGGAGGTGCTATAAGGCCACAGTACACGGTGTCACCGGCACTCGCGACCAGGTAATGTGCCAACCTCGGACACGACGAAAGCCCGGCCGCCGCCGTGAGGCAGCGACCGGGCTTCGGTTCGGGTGCGGTCTACTCGTCGGCGAAGCCGTTCGTCCGCCGGTCGGTCTTGTCGCGCTGCTTCCAGGTCTTGACGGCGGCCATGAGGGTCGCTAGCGCGGCGAGGCCCTGAGCCCCGGCTTCCGCGTAGGCGGTCTGCTCGTCGGCGTTGACGACGCCGAACACGCCGAGAGCGGCAAGTACGGCGGTGACCACCGCGTAGATGGCGGTGCGCTGTTCGTTGGACATGGGCATCTCCTTGTAAATTCGTACACGTGTCGGAAAACGTTGCGCTGTTGATCTGCGACCACGAAGCGCCGGGCACCCGAAGAACATGGCGCGCCCGGGAGCACGGCTACTTCGGCCGGTGGCGGGACTGCACCGTCGAGGCCGGTCAGCTCGACGACGGACGCTGGTGGGTCAGGCGGATCGCTCACCCGGTAGGCGGTGAGTTCCGGGCCGAGCTGTACGACAGCGAGCGTGCCGCGATCACGGTGGCGCGGGCGGTCATGGCCGAGATCGAACCGGCACTCGTGAAGGCCGGGTGGCGGCCGTTCCAGGAGAGTTAGTCCGGCGGTGTCTCGCCCTGGTCGGTGGGGATGCACGCGATGATGTTGACCGGGCCGCTCGGAGTGACTACCGTGAGCGGCCCCGCGGGGGCCTCCGGGGGGCAGGGCAGCCCGTGCTCATCGATGTACGCCTCGATCTCCGCGCGGATCTCCTCCTTGGTCGGCGGCCGCCCCGGTTCGCCCTGTGCGCCGTCCTGGCCGTCGGTGCCATCGGCCCCGTCTTCGCCGTTCTCGCCAGCAGGGCCAGGCGGCCCCGGCGGCGGGGGGTTCTCGGCGAGGTACGCCGCCATCGCGGCGTACAGCTGGTCGTTGAGCAGGTCTGGATGCTCGGTCAGGACCGAAGCGAACGCGGCCGTCAGCTGCGCGGCGCTGGGCTCGAACTCGTAAGGATGCGCCGCGAAATAGTCCGCGAAGGCCGCTTCGATCTCGGCTTCGGTTAGGGCCGGCCCAGGAGGACCAGGGGGACCCGACGGACCGGGCTGCGGCGAGTACGACGGGTCCTCGAGCAGTTCCTCAGGGGCTGGGGCGACCGGATCGCCGCCGAGGTCTTCGATTTGCGACTGCGAGTCACCGAGGGCGGCATAGAGCGCGTCGATCTGGGCGGACTGGTGGTCGTCTTGGGCGTAGGTCCAGCCGAGCAGGATCGCCGCGACGAGGATTGCCGCAATCGAGATGACGACGCGGCGGAGCGGAAGACGACGGGCGTCCCGGCCGCGTTCCTCTTCGGCGCGCTGCTCGTCGCCTTCGCCCTGAGGCACGCCGTCTACTGAAAGTGGCTCAGTGCTCATGGCGGCTGCTCCCGCAGCTGTGCCAGTTCGGCGGCCTGCCGGTCGACTTTCTCCCGCTCCCTCGCGACCTCCTCCGCGCGCGCCGCGGCGGCTCGCGCCTGCTCGGCAGCGACGTCCAGAGCCTTGCGACGCTCCTCGTTCGCCGCGTCCAGCAGGCCCTGAAGCCGCTCGGCCCGAGCCTCCGCCTTGTCAGCGCGCGCCTCGGCGTCGTCGATCTCCTTGCCGAGCTGGATCCGGTCATCGCGGTTGAACTTGAGGAGGTATCCGATGACGAACGCGAGCACACCGAACACGCCGGTCCCACCGAGCAGAGGCGCGAGTGCGTCCACACGACTACGCGCCAGCCCCGGTTAGCAGCTCACCGATCCGGGTGACGACCTCGTCGGCGGCGAGCTGGCCGGAGCCGACCTGCTGGACGAGAGCCAGAATCTCGGCGTCACGCTGCGCCGCTGCCGTATCGCGGGCGGCATCCTCGGTGGCGCGCTGGTCGATCCGCGCGATGATGGTCTTCGCGTCGATGCCCTTGACGGCGGCGAGGATCGCTTCCTCTCGCAGTCGCGATGCGTTGAGTTCGGTCTGGACCGCCAGGACGCCGTTCGACGCGATCAGGTGCGCGTACGCGTCTCGGTTCGTGATGCTCGCGTTCTTGTACGCCCAGACCTTGCGTACGTCGTCGTCGGACAGTGGCATGTCGTCCTCCAGAAGTCGTCTCAGGGCAGCCGCGGAGTCGTCCCCGTAGATGCCGTCGATGGTGATGTCGGCGCGGCGCTGCAGCTCTCGCACCGCGGCGGTCGTGGCAGGCCCGTACCGGCCGTCCTCGACCAGGCCAGCGTCGATGACGCCGTTGAGGTAGACCTGCAGCGCGAGGACTTCGGGGCCGGAGTCGTTCTCGCGGAGGGTCTGGGTGGGGATGCCGGAGACCGGCAGGCCCGGGGTGGAGCCGCCGTACTTGCGGGCCATCCACGCGTCCCACGTCTCGCCGGACAGGACCGACACGATCCCCTCGAGTGCGACCCAGTCGTTCGCGAAGGCCCGCAGGATCGAAAGGTGGATGTGCCACAGATGCGAACTGTCCCGGGTCCAGTCGTCCGAGCCCCGGGCCTGGCCGAGTCCCGCGTTGCCGTCAGTGCGGCAGTACACCTTGGAGCCGTCCAGGGTGCCGATGAACTCGCGGAGTGCCCGAAGTCGCGTGTCGCGAGGGTCCAGCGCAGCTCTGCGTAGGTAGCCGGTGCGCTTCTTCATCTCCGTAGTGGACATGGTCAGGTCGATCGCGGAGGCGAGGAGCGAGGAGCCCTTCAGGTCCATGTCGAGCCGGATCGAGTAGTTGCCCGGCCATCGCTCCTGGTTGCGCTTCCGCGTGTTGTGGTATCCGGGTTTGTCGGCGAGCACGCCGCCGAGGCGGACGCCCGGGATTGAGGCCTGCGCGTTGGTCCAGATCTTCGCGATCGGGTCGGAGATCGCGGTGCTGCCGAGCGCCATCAGTCCAGGCCCTTCGGGTTCGGGCCGTCCTCGCGCAGCGCCTCGAACTCGTCATCATCGAGGACGACGACGCGGTCCGATCCGCGGCGGCGGACTTCCCAGCGGTTGCCCTCGCTGTCCGGTGTGGTCTGCCGGACCTCGAAGCCCCGTTCGGCGTCGAACAGGTGCCAGTCGTGGGGGTCGGCCATCACTGCCTCCTGGTGGTGTTGGGGTCGGGTGCGTGCTCTTGCGCGGCAACGCGGGCGGTGAGCTGTTCGACTTTCGCGGCGAGGTCGTCGATCTGCTGCTGCTGGCGCTGGATCAGCGGGACGAGCGCGGCCGACACCCGGTCGTAGCGGATCGAGATCGGCAGACCCTCCGCGTCGTACTCGACGAAATCCCCGAGGCCGAGCACGTCGAGTTCTTCAGCAACGAACCCGACCTCGCGCGGTGCATCCTCGGGCGGGTCCACGAGCTCGCCCGCGTGGCACTCATCCGCGGCGTGTTGCGCGTGCGCCCATGCAGGGCACTGCCTCGGGACAGCCCCGGGAAGCCACGTGCGAGGCCGCAACTGCAGCACCACAGCAGGGTCAACATCGAGGTCGCGGATGTCGGTCTTGACCCGCTCGGTCGACGACACCCACGTGATCTGACCGGTTGTCGTGTCCATGCGGACGTTCGCCGTCCCCGAACCGGACTGCGGCCGAATGAACGTGCCGGTGACACCGCCGATCGCGGCTTGCCCGCCCAGCGACAGGATCTGCGCGTAATCCGTTCCCTCAGCGAAAATGTTGACGGTCCCGGTGCCGCGGATGTCGACAGATTTCGACCGGAAGTCGAGGTCGTCGGCGTATGCCTGGAACGAGGCGGCGGGCGTGAGACCGCCGATGATGACCTGGGAGCCGTTGGTGGCATGGTCCTGGACCCGGAACAGGTTCCGGCCGTTCTGGTCGTTGACGAGCATCCCGTAGGCGATGATCTCGGTACCGTTGCCGATGTACCCGAAATAGGCGGCGTCCCCACCAGAGGGGTACCGGACCGAGACCCGTGAGCCACCCTGAATAGCCAGGAGACCGCCGCCGTCCAATGTGATGCCAGCGCCGTTCTCTACGATGACACCACCAGTGCCGATCGTGGTGGCCTCGGCAGTGCGGGCGGTCTGCAACTGCCGGATCGCCGCCCATATCTCGGCTATCAGCGCCGCAGTGGGTTTCTCGCTGGAGGCGTCCGAGAACAATCTGGTCACAGCGCCTCCAATGTCGGGTCATCGACGAGTCCAGGGACCCAGGTGCCCTTGACCGGGTCGATGAGCATCCCGGTGAGACGTCCTGACCCCACAAGGGCGTAATCGGTCGGATCCTCGATCGTCGGCTTCGGGTGGCCGGGGCCGTTGCACCGGTAGCCGACCATGTCTCCGATACGGGCGTGGATGCTCGGGCGGGGCCCTTCGTACAGGCTCGCCTCGATCTCGATCGACTGGACACCGTTGCGGCGGCGCACCAGGTCGGCGTCCGCGAACGCCTGCAGGTTGGTGTTGTCGTTGACGTTGTTGCCGGGGGAGATCACCGACTCCACGATCGGGTAGCCACCGGACAGCGCCGCCGCGTCGATCGCGGGGCTGCTCGCGGGTTGGCTGTCGCCTTGTCCTGGCCCAATCGCGGTGATGTGGTTGGCGTAGTCGTCGTCCGCCCACGACTCGTTGTGCTTGTAGGAGACGACGGAGACGTCCGTGTCCAACACCGGGGGATTGGGGGCGTCGAGGACACCGATCCTGCGCGCGATCCGCAGGATTTTCACGATCCTGGTTTGGGAGGCGTCCGCCCAGTCCAAACCCACAGTGAACTCCAGGCCCGCAGCGCACAGGTCCCGGATCGCGTTATAGATTTTCATGCGGTCGGTGGTCGTGTAGCCGATGGTGATGAGGTCGCCGGTGTCGGTGACGTCGTACTCGAAACCCAACCCTTGGCCGAGGCCGTTCAATGCTTCTGCCTGCTGCGCCAAAGCGAGTGCGACACGGGACCGGTCCGCGTTCACGAACTCCGCATCCCGCGCGAGACGTTTCAGCAGGTAGGACTCGGGTGTGTTCGCTGAGGGGACATGGAGTTTCCCGTCCGATCCCCTATGGCGGTTCGCGGGTAGCCCCATCCAGATGGGGATGTCGTTCACTACCGCGACAATGGATCCCAGGCGGCCGTCCGTGGCGGCCAGGATCGACTGGATCGGTAGGTGACCCTTGTCGGAGGCCAACGGGATCGCGACCGACGAGGACGCATACGCGGACAACTGGATCCGAGGAGAGCACTCCACATCAGGCAGCTCGCACAGAATCTGCCCCGTGACCCGGTGCACGCCCAGCCACTGGACCTCTCGGCGTGCCGAGGCCTGCGCGTACACGGGGGGAGCGACCGGCAGCGGCGGCACCGCGCCGGGCGTCTCGACGGTCAGCGACTGGGAGCCCCACGGGCTGGACTGGTACCAGCCAGTGAGGGTGATCGTGATCTGGGTGCCGTCGTCCGCGACACCGACGGTGCCCCACTGCTCCCGGCCGCCCTGGTATCCCAGGTTGTATTGGGCGTCGTTGCCGTGGTGGGGCGTCGCGTCGATCCCCGCGGTGAGCATGACCGGGAAGTTCCCGTAGGGGTTGTGCTGAGGGGAGCACAGGCCGAGGGCGTGGATGTCAGCAGACACCTGCACCATCGACTGCGACCACATGCGGGCCCCGCCCGAGGCGGGCACCGGTGTCGTGGTCAGGAAGTTGACGATCGCGGCGCGTTCGTACGAGAACGCGCCCCACGTGTGCTGGCCGCCGTCGTGCAGCCACGGGGTGGGCATCAACCACACCAGGGCCTCAGCGGTCGTGGTCTGGAGCAGGTTGAACATCCAGTCCAGCTGCTGCTCGCCGAGCATGGTCTTCGTCGGCGAGTCGGGATCCAATGTGAACGACCGGTTGTACCGGGTGTCGTTGAGGATGTAGAGGACCCGGCCCATCTGCCACGACTGGTACGGCGAACCCGTCGCTTCAGGAGTCGGGTAGTGCGGGATCCGCTCCCGGTAGACCTGCGCAGCGATGCCTTTGCCGGGGACCGTCCCGTCCGGGTAGCCCGGTGAAGGCGTGTACCCGTAGTCGTGGTTGTCCCACATGTACTGGAACGGGACCTCGCGGTACAGGCGGTGCTGCCGGGACTGGGCGAACACATCCGTGAACATGCGCCGGTAATTGTCGACCGACCCGCCGCCGACCACGCCGTGGTCACCCGAACCCAGGTCGTAGTAGGTCAGGTCGCCCAGGTGCGCAACCATGTCCGGGTTCGCCAGGCGGACCGTGTCGAACGTCGGCGCGTTTGAAATCCGGGAAGGCAGGAGCTCGGTACCGGACCCGGGGTAGACCGGGGACAGGCCAGCGTCGCCAATCGTCGCGACCGTGTGCGACCACGGCAACCCGACCGGCGCGTGCGTCCGGAACCGGCCGGTAGTAACGGTGTCGAGGACCCCGTCGTCCTCCACCCCGTAGAAGTATTCGGAGGAAGGAGACAGCCCCTCGGCGGTGAACCGGTGGGCGCCATCCGAGGAGACCCCATCGGGCGTGAACCACGCCGGCGTGGACAGGTCCGGCGAGTCCGAGACGGCCAGCCGCGCCGTCGACCCGGCGATGTCGGCGATAACCCTGGCGGTGGACGAGGTGACCGCGCCGACCGTCAGCGAGACAACAGCCACGTCACGCCTCCATGTAGACGCCCTGGACGACAATCGTCATGTTGACCGCCAGATCGCTACCGCCCATGTTGACCAGTGCGTTGGAGGTGGAGCCGGTGTCCCACCGCAGCCGGTCCCACGTGGCGCTCGTCCCCGAGGGGAACAAATAGACTTTGCCGCCTCGGATCGAGGGGGTCGTCGCGCCCTCCACTGCGAGGTCCACGACCTGGCGGACCGTCCGGTCCGGGTTCGTCGGGGAGTTCACCTGCAGCACATCAGTACCCGAACCGGCACCCGAGACGAGTAGGTACACGATCCACGCCACCGTCTTCGGGGCGATGCGGATCCACCTACCTGTACGCGTGGAGAACGTCGCCGACCCTGCACCGGTCACCGTCGGGGTGTACGTCGTCCACCCGGTGACGGCCGATCCTGCAGTCAAACCCTGCACGTAGTCGTAGTTGACCTTCGACGCAATCGGCTGCCACCCTCCGGCGTAGCGCAGGAGCGAGTCGGTGTCGGCCTGGTCGGCGTACATCCCCTCTCGCACTACCGAATCGGGTAGCTCGGCGGCGGTTCGGACGGGTAGGATCCCGCCCGCGGTAACGGTGTACGGGGCGATCACTGTGGGAGTCGCGGTCCCCGAACCCGGAGGGATCGAGAACGTCGCAATCGGCAGCGTCCCGACAGGAGCATCCGGTGCAGGGCTACCCGGCGTTCCGGGAATGATCCTGGTCCGGCCCGGGATCAAATCACCAGACGCGTCCGCGGCATTGTCCAGAACCTCGGCGATCAGCAGATCGATACGGGTCAGTGAAGCGTGAGCGGTCGCCAAGGTGTGCTGCGATGACGGGATCGCCACCACATACGGGCCTCGAGAGGAGGACCCCGACGTCTGCACGACGCCGTTGATGTCCTGCACGGTCACGGTCAGACCCGACACTGACAGCTCCGCGCTGCCAGAGTTGTGGAACAACCCCCACCTGGCGTTAAAACGGCCCGTAGCGAACGCGGCCGTACGGCCCTTGTACAGCAGGCCGCCCATGGCCCGCCGCAGCGACTGCGCGTCGTAGACCGCTTCCGCGGCATCCACCGAGCATCCCCCGGCCGAACCGAACACCATGACCGGCCCACCAGGTGAAGGCCTGACTTGGAACGTGTCTGTCGTGGCATTCGCGACGAAATACGGGGCGCCAGGAACCAGCACCCCAACCGCGCCGCCCGTCGGAGCAGACGTCACCACCTGCTGCCCGTCCACCAGTCCATGCCCAGCGATCGTCAACGTGGACGGCGCGGCAATCGTCGCTGTGCCGACAGCGGCACCGCTAGCGGCAGTAGTCGCCCAGAGAGCAGGCACAATAAACCCCCTATGGAGTTGGTGAAGAGGAAAACGCGGAAGGGGCAGCTACCACCAGGCAGAGCGGTACGACGCCGTCACCTGCGCGGTGTTCGTGTCATCCGAGCCGAGGAACCGCAGCGACGTCATCCCCGGGAGCAACGGGTGCGTGTCCCAGCCCCACTGGGAGGCGCCGCGGTAATCGGCATCCACCGCACCGTTCAGCAGCGCGGTTTTCCGGGTCGAATCGATCAGCAAGAACTGGCCGGCCTGAAGGTCGAGGTTGACGCTGAGGGACTGCACTGACCCGTCCGGGCGCTGCAACACGATCTGCGGGCCCGCAATAGGGCCATCGATGCGGACCGTCACACCGCTGTCGGCAATCCCCGAGTTCGTGAGCTCCAGCAGGCCCGAGACGAGCACCGTGTAGATCGAGAACGGCACCGAGAACGGGACACTCAACCCGCTGACGTACTCAGTCAAGCCAGTAGAGACCGACGTGAGAGTCGAGGAGTACCGGCGGGGATCTTGCGCGACGAAGGCGACCTGATTGATCGATTTCCCCACTGACAGGTTGTCGCCGGTGACCCGCGGCATGCGCGGCGTCCCGAACATGACGAACTCGCTGCCGCCGTGCTCGAAATGCAGCTCGCACGTCTCGCCCGTCGCCCCCACGGCCGTGAACGCCGCCGCCAGTTCATCGTGCGCCGACAGCCACTCCGCTTTCGTGGAACCCATCCGGTTGATGGACAAGGGGATCAGGACGACCGCCTCATCGACCCACTCCGCGCCCCGCACCGAACCGTGCCCGTACGGGCGGTCCATGGACTGCGGTGAACGGGTCGAACGCGACCACGGATCCCAACCCGGGAGCACCGTGTACGGCGTCCCAGGGCCCATCAATATTGAACGCGAAGCGCGAACCAACTGCACTTGATCGGCGGCGAGAGGCATCTACACCGCCCCAATCGAATTCAGCTCGTTCGAGACCTGGCGCATGTCGAGGCGCTCATTGATGGCCTCGATGTTGAGGTTGTTGACCGTCCACCCCGGTCGGGATGTCGGCGCCGAGTACGACATGCCCACAGAACTGGACTGCGCGAACCGCGTCTGGCCGGCCAGGACCGCCGACCGCAAAGCCTGCATCGCGTCGTGCCCGCCAGCCGCATCCACCTCAGCGCGGGTCCACACATGCTCGCCAGGAGTCAGTACCGCCGGAACCACATCCCCAGCCCCGAGGGGCCCACCCACGGGGCCACCAGTGGAATACGGGATGGACGCTCCTCCGCGGGGCAGGAAGGCCCTCCAGTCGCCATTCGCGGTGTAGTTGAACGAGATCGTCACCGTCCGCTGGATGCTCTCCATCCACCGCTGCACCGCTTTGGCCCTCTGGATAACCTCGTCGTCACCCGACAGGCTGACCTCTGCCGGGTACTCGTCAGAGAACTCCAAGCCAGCTGCACGAGCTTGCTTGAACTGGTCCTGGATAATTCCCATGGGAATGTTTGACTGCTCAGCAACTATGTCCATTGCTTCGGTGTACGAGTATCCGGCCGCAATAAGCTCGTCAACCTTGGCCTTCATTTGCACAATTCCCCGAGCCTGGCTTTCAGCCATACCGGAGTAGATGAGGGCGTTCTCAACCTGCATCCGACCGCTCGAGGTCGTGATGTCGGCGTTCATATTCTGGACGGTGCTGCTGAATTCCTCGCCAGACGCCTGAGCGTTCTCGAACTGCTCTTGCAACCAAGCGATACCTTCAGTGCTGATACCCATCGCTTCCGCCATGGCAATCATTTCCGGAGGTAGGCTACTGGTCACTTCGGCCAGTTCACCAGCTGCAGAAGCCGCCTCAAATTGCGCTTCTAGGTAGGCCAGCATTGCTTCGCGGGCCTCATCAGAGGTGGCGCCGTGCTCGCTGACGGCATCCTGATACGACCGCTCGGCTTCCTCGAGGTCACGGGTCGCTTTGATAGCCGCGAACGTTGGGTCAGTCCGTGCCCGGATTTCGTCAGCCAGCTCTTTCAGCGAAAGTCGGGCACGGTCGGTAGATTCCGCAAGGCCGTCCTGGGCTGACGTCAGTTCCTCGGTCGCTCCAACAGCGCCCTGGATGCCGGCTTCCTGCCGTTCCGCCTCTGCCCGGTACTGCGGCATCAACTGCAGCAGGGCCTCAAGCTCCTGCCCTTCGACGTTGTACGCGTCAGCCAGATCCGCCAGCAACGTGTCAGCGTCATGACCGGATGCCACCAACTGCGCCATCGCCGCGTCAAGGTTCCGGAATGAAGTCTCTGCGGCCTCATTCTCCGCGATCGTTACATTCAGGCCGTTTTCCCAGTCATACCAGGCTGCAGTAGCAATCATCAGGGACCGGTTGAACTGGTCGGCCGCGTCAGCGCCGGACCCGAACATCTGCTCCAGACCCGCAGTCATCTCACCCGACTCGGTAAGGAACTGCAGGTCTTTCGCCAGGCCAGATACGTCTATCGAGTTGATCTCCTCGAGCTTCTCCACGGTGTCATCGACACCATCGAGGAGCGCGTTGATACCCAACAGGACCGCGCCGGTAACCAGCCCGGCGATCGCGAACTTTGCCTTCCCTGCGGCATCAGCGAGCCCGACGAGGCTCGCCGCAAGCGACAGGACCCCGAAGGTTTTCACTTGCACTGCAAGGGCTTTCACTGCGAGAGAAACAGCGACGATGGTCGCGGCCGCAGCCAGCGCCGGGGTGGGGATTTCACTGATCATGCTGGCCAGGACCCCGACGAACTCTGCCGCTGGCTGCACCACGTTCAGAATCAAGGTGACCGCGGGCATGAGCGCCGACAGGAGGCTGCCAGCGGCGCTGATCCCCGAGGATCCGACGGCTGCAACCTGAACGACAAGGTCTGCGAGGACCGGCAGCAGCGGCGCAGCGGTGACCACGAGATCGATGAGTGCATCACGGAGTTCGGGACTGGCCGCTGCTGCAGCGATCAGGCCGATCGTCAAGGGGCTCACAGCCCCAGCCAGACCGCCCATGCCGACAGCGGACAGGGCTGAGGCAGATCCTGCGGCAAGTGCTGCGGCACCGAAGCCCGCGAGGGCGGCGCCACCATCCGATAGGTTGTCCAGGAGCTGAACCAGGTCCACGTTGCCTAGCGCCGCTTCGAGTGACTGGATGGACTCGGTAACGGCGTCGAACGCGGGGTCGGCGCGGCCTTCCAGGAAGTCAACCGCGGGGCCGAGCGCGGATTCGAACGCGCGGAGTGCATCCGCCACCTCATTGGCCCATTCCACTGCGGCACCGCCGCCAGCAGGGTCAATGAACGGTGCAGCAAGGATCGAGCCGACGTCGCGGGTCGCGCCCTTGATACGGTCGAACGCGCCAACCCATGTTTCACGCAGGCCCTCCGCGGCACCCGCGTAGTTGGTCTGCATCTGGCCCATGAGCGCATCGAGGAACTGCGTTGCGTCTACTGTCCCGGAGGAGATCGAGTCGCGCACCTCGGCGGCGGTCATGCCCCACGCCTCGCCAACGAGACCGGCGGCATTAATACCGCGGACACCCAACTCGTTGAGATCCTCAGCCGTGACCTTCCCGACCGAGGACATCTTCGCGAGGATCTGCACGACCTCTTCGATTGACTGTGCCGAACCGCCCACCGCTACGACGCCGTCCTGCAGCGCCGAGAAGATGGGGACAATCTTCTCAGCCTCGACACCGAACCCGATCAGCTGCTGCTGCGCCTGGATCCACATTTGCCGCGGAAACGGTGAGGACCGAGCGAACTCGGTCAGCTCCTCCATCTGAGCAGCGGCAGCCTCGGCGGACCCCATGAGGGTCTCCAACGCGGACCCCGCAGTCTGCTGCAGGACGTTGTAGGCGGCGCCCGTCGCAAACGCAGAGGCACCCCACGATGCGAGCGCCGCAGTACCGATGCCAGCAGTCGCGGTGAGGGTCTGACCCAAGTCTCGGCTGACCCCAGTAAGCGCCTGCATCGTTGTGATGGGTTGCGCTGCTGACGCTGCGATTCCGTTGACGCTCTGACCAGCACGACGGGCGTTCTGGATGAAATCGCCAACGATCAGGCTCAACCTGACTGACATCGAACGGTCGGCGGCCATCCGTTACCTCCAGACTGCTCGCTGTGATGCACACTGGAGGCGAAGCCCCTCGATGTATGGAGATGTCATGAGCGATCAGCGGGACGCCACGGCCACCCGATCAACCCTGGTAGTGCTGCGAACCGTGGCCGCGGTTCTCGCTGTATCCGCGCTACTCATCGGTTTGGTGATGTCGAACTCGGACCCGAACTCCGGCGCCAGCAACGGAATGCTTGCCGCTGGTCTGGTGCTCGGAGTTGTGGCCGCCGGCTTGGCAGCCTCCACTGGGGCGTTCAAGAAGCTCAGTGTCGGGAGCGCCATCGTCCTAGCCGTCGGTGTGCTGCTCGTTGGTTTGGTGCTCATTGACCTGACCAACGGGTGACGCCAGCGGGTCCCATGGCCTGAGCGGATGGTCCTTCGGGCGCGTGTCCAGAATGAAGACCTTCCGTTCCGGCCGGTGCTCTCGTTCGCCCTCGTTGGCGCGGTGAAGCTCCGCGCATCCCTGGCAGATGGCCTCATGGAATTCGTAGTAACCCTCGGAGTCTGGATTCCAGCTCTCGTGTTTCGGCTGCCCGCAACCGGGGCATCGCATGTCCTCCGAGAGGACGTACGCCACCGTCAACACCCGGTCGACGAACGTCCAATTCGGGTCGCTTCCCCTCAGCAGCACTAGTGGGGGGACCCCCCATGAACGTGCCGCTTTCAGAGACGTGGCTATATGGCTCCACCTCGGGTCGAGGAGGAGCTGCGCGACAAAGGGGCCTGTACCGCCGGCGCCGAGCTCGTCATCTCCCGGTACCGGTCGGCGAGTTCCATGAGCGAGGATTCCCCGCAGCGCTCACGGATTTTCTCCAGGCGTTCCCACCCGAACCCTTCAGGGCCGAGCGGGATCTCTCTGCCGTCGGCAGTCTCCACTTTGATGATGGAATCAGCGATCTCCACGAGTGTGAGTGTCATGTGGTACCGGCCGGGATCTGCCTTGGCGTCCAGTCCGAGTTCCTTCGCGACCGCATCCCGGATCGCACGACGGTGGTCCGCGGTCCTGTCCTGCATCGTTACGACCAGCATCGAGTCGTAGAACTGCCGGTTGATGTTGTCGATCTCGGCCTGGATCTGCTCAGTGCCGCGGTAGTCGATCCCTCGATCCTCAGCCCGAACCTTCTTCGCCAGCCGCAGTTCGTCTTCGAGACGTTGCCGTTCTTCCAGCAGGTCGCCTCTCTGGGCAATGCGGGCAACCGCAGTGATGCCGGTGGTGCCATCGATCCAAGCGTCCAAATCCAGGTCGCTCAATGCAGGCTGGTCAGCCATGTCTACTCCCAGGTTCCCCAGGTAGGACGAGGCCCGCCGCGCGGCACCTGGGATGGCCACGCGGCGGGAGCAACTAGATGGTGACCTCGAGCTCGACGTTCGTGGTCGCCGAGCACAGGATGTCGACGTACCCGTCGGTCGGGTTCCGGTACCTGCCGTCGGCCAGGAACACGCGCGTAGCGGACGCCGGCACGCTCACCACCCGGTCAGGGATCGTGAGGTTGCCGTCGTAGTCCTGGTGCACGGTCATCGTGAAGGTGACCGCGCCTGCAGTGTTGTTGCGCATGCGGACACGCGAACCCACAGGGACCTTGTCGCCGGCGACAGCAGGAGTGATGACGGCCGGCGTCATCCCGGAGGTGGTCGGAGTCTGAGCAGTCAGAACGGCCATGACAACCCCCTACGCCGCGACGACGGCGTTGGTCGTAGCCGAGCCCTGCTTGAGCATCGGGACGGTCGACTTCAGGTAGCCCTGGCCCGTTCCGCCCTGGACCTGGGCGCGGTCGGCCATGAGCTTGTACACCTCGACCTTCTGGCCCGCGGCGTACGCGGTGTCTTTCGGGAACCCGAGGCGTCGCACGAAGTAGCCGACACTCTTGTAGGTCAGCCATTCGAGCGGGTCGGAGGTCTCCCAAGCGAGCAGGTCGGGGTCCCACTGACGGAACAGCTCGAACCGCGCCATGTAGTTCTCCATGGTGGGCGCGTCCACGTTCGCGGTCTCGCATACGGCCCGCTCCGACGTCGTGTCGGAAGCGTCGAACCGGACCTCGTAGGTCGACACCATGAGACAAGTCAGGTCCCTGGCAGTGGCGAGCTCAGCGAGCGTGGGGGCCTCGATGTCGTCGATTCCGTCTTCACCCGGCACCCAATCGAGCCGGGTGACGCCCTGGTCCACAAGTCGTGGCACAGTAGTCTCCTCTGGTTGTGCCCGGAGTGCGGGCGAATGGTTATCGCTGCTCGGCGAGCAGCTCATACCGGTCGATCACGACGACAACTCTCCGAGAGAGCACCTGTTCATCGCGTCGAGCGGGGAGAGAAATGGGCAACTGCACCTGCCCACACACAAAGCCAGGAATGAACGGCCGCACACCGACAACCGATCGGACCTTGTTGGCCATCCACTCGGCCATGCCCCGGTCAGGCGCCACGTAGGTCATCTGCCAGCGGTACATGCCACCGGTGAAGTCGCCTGCGACATTGCCGCCCTCAGGAGTTCCGATGTCGGGCCAGTAGATTGCGTATCGCTCGGGTACCTGGGGGTCGTTGTTCTCGTCCGGGGCGCCGGAGTCGTACACGGTCACCGTGGGGATCGGGGCCCGCATCATCTTGAGAATGTCGTCGACGATGGTCACGTTCGGCCGCCCGCCGGCCATCGAGCGATGTTGTTCGTAGCCCTGTCGATGATCGAGTCGACGCGGTCCTCGAAAGCGGGGTTCAGGTGCGGAAACGGCGGGGCATTTGACGAGCCGTATTCGACGCCCAACCCCATCCCGCCCTGCGGTTTACTGGTCTCAGGCCCGACGATCATGCTGTACTCGCCGCCCCCGGACTCGACCTCATGCGTGATCGACCGCGGATAGTGCGGCAGGTACGTGCCGGAAGTCTGACCGCGGAGAATGTCTCTAGCCTGGAACGTCACCCATTTGCCGCCGCGGTCCAGGGCGTCCCCTACCGCTTCGTCAAGGTTGTTGCCGATCCTGGCGATTGCCGCCGCAGTCTCCGACACGTTGACCAACTGGACGCGCATCTGCATGACGCACCCCCTAATCGGTGATCTCGTCGACCAGCAGACGCTGTGCCGTAGCAAGGCTCTTGTGGTGCAGGCCCGCGATCCGGTACGACCGGCCGACCAGTCCCGTATCCGCAGATGCCGCCGTCACGGTCGCGATGTCGTTCACCGCGACAGGTCCCGCACCGATCGGCAAGTGCAGGTGGTACCGCTGCTCCGTGAACACATGGTCACCAGACTCTTTCGCGGACTCGTGCGGCTCATACGTCTGCACCTTGCATTTACCGGAGTAGACCGTGTCGGTCGGTGCCGGATCCCTCAACCCGGTCTCCGGGTCCAGCGCCCCTTCGGCGCCAGTCACTCGGGTGATCGTGCAGGCGTCCAACATGATCGCCTCAGCCGCGGCACGGCCCTCAGCAAGCAGGTCGAGGACACTCATCGAACACCGCCACCGAGAACGCACTGCCCAGGCCCGCAGCGCGGCGAATCCGCCGACGATCATCCGCAGTCGTCTCGAACGGCGCCACCGTCTCTGACGCGTACGTCAACGTCCGGGTGTAGTCGTCGATCGTCGCCTGCTCCGACCGGAGCCCCGAAGCGTTCTGGTACATGCGTTTCGCCATATCCAGTGCCACCGAGAAGAACACAGCCTCACCGGCAGCGTCGAACTTGTCCTGCCCGATGACGTTGACAATCTCGACACGGATCTTCCGCTCCAAAAGCAGGTACGTGCCTTCAGCGACGTCGGACGGGTCGACTTGGAGGAAGGCGGCCAAGTCGTCCTTGGTGAACAGCGCCATGACCGCCTCCCCCTATTCGTTCTTCTCGGCGTCGACCGCGGCGATGATGTCGTCGCGGGTGTCGTCGTCGCCCACGTCAACGCCCTGCTGCGCCGCGAACGACACCCAGGCGTCCCTCCCGGAGCCAGCACCCGAACGGGGCGGTTCCACCAAGGCCTCCACCGGCTCCTCGCCGTCGCTGGCTTGGGCGTTCTCGAACTCGGATCGGGCCCGGTCGGCCTCCTCCGGGTCCGCCCACACGCCAGGGTTCGAGATCAGCAGCAGCAGCCGACCCTGCACGTCGGTGCCGCGGTTGAGGACCACCGTTCGGCCCGTCTCCGGGTCGTGGACATGCGTGGTCAGTGCGAGTTTCGGCATCGTCTGCTCCTACTCTTCGACGACGCCGGCCTCGACGAGAGCGGCGATGATGTCGTCCCGAGAGTCACCGTCTTCCACCTGGACGCCATGGGTCTGAGCGAACTCCGCCCACGCCTCCTTGGACGAGCCCTTTCCCGAGCGCGGCGGTTCCTCGTCACCCTGTGCGCTGGAGGGTTCCTCGCTCTTGGTGGACGGCGCTTCGCCGCCCTCCCACGCCTTCGGGTTGGTGATGAGGGCCGCGTGCTCCGCGGGCACCTCATCGTCCGGCCCGTAGACCACCCAGTCGTTGTCGACCGGGACATGCACGTAACTGTTCAGCTTGGCCATTACGGGATCACATCCGCAGCGAAGGACAGATCCGGGTTGGCGAGGATCGGCATCGCGATAGCTGCCGCCTTCGTCCACACCGCCACCGGGTCTTTGGTCGAGTAGGCGCCGGCGACGATCCCGGCTTCCGAACCGGAGAGACCGAACTCGGGCTCGAGGGATTCGGCGGTGGTGCCGTACAGGGTCGCGCCCATCTCACCCGAACCGACGGCCGGGAGCAGAAGCACCTTGTCGTCGGCGATGACCCGCGTCGCGGACCCGTTGACGCGGACCTGCGCGTCGTAGGTGATGACGGGAGGCAGGCCGTGCGAGGCCAGCATGTTGTCGACCGCGTTGTTGTTCACCAGGGTCGGCGTGCCCGCCATGGTCGCCACGAGCTGACGGAACGCCTCGTTGCGGAGCATGTAGCCCATGACCTTGCGGGAGGTGACGATCGACCCGGGCTCCTGCCCAGTGTTCGCCACGTACGTGTCCCGCCAGGTGTTCAGGTCGCCGATGATGTCGGTCGCAGCCAGCGCCCACGAGGCGGCAGCGGTCACGGTGTGACCTGCGGCGCGACCGAAGTCGGCTTCCGCGATGACGCCGTTCTCCGAGATCGTGACCTTGCCGGTGACGAGCGCCTGGCCTCGAGCCAGCTCGAGACGGGCAGCGACGGACTGCACCATCCGCTCAGCGTCCGACATGATCGCGTCGCCAACGGCTTCCTGCAGCTTGCGCTGGCGGAGGCGGTCGTACTCGCTCAGACGGATCTTCCGCGAGATGGGCGGCAGTTCGCCGGTGACCCGGGAGATACCCGGACGGGAACCGATCGGGGACTCGGCGTCGTAGGCGCGGAACGTCGCCGCGTCGGCGAGCCCGTCACCGCCGCGGGCAAACCGGTACTCGAGGTCGTCCACGAGACGGTTCGGCAGCCAGCGGGAGAGCGTGAAGCGGTTGATCTCCAGATCACCCGCGGCGGCCCGAGCGAACCCGGTCAGTTCGGCAGGTTCGATGTAGTCAGTGTTCAGCAGCATGTCTCAAACCCCCCTAGACGAACGTGATTCGGCCGGCGACATCGGTCTTGCCGGCGGCGTCGACGGCCACGGGGAGCTTCGCCTCGACGACGATCCCGTGGATGAGCAGTGCACCGACAACGTCGGTGGTGGTGGCAGCGGGAGCCTTCACCGGGGTCAGGAGGAACCCGACCAGGGTCTCGGTGCCGTCCGCGGCGGCGTTGGAGTACGGCGCGTACTTCCCGGTCGCGGTGATCTTCCCCAGCGGCAGACCGCTCTTGAAGAACCCGTTCGGGTAGTGCGTCCCCGACGTGAACGCCGAGGTGTCGAGCGTGATCGACCGGGCAGACGACGTCCCGTGGGCAGAGCCCAGCCAGGTCTGGTCATCAGCGGCGAACGTCTCGGACCTGACAGACAGATCCATGGTGTTCTCCTTCCACCCGGTAGACCGGGCTAATAGGTGGGACCCTGCTTCTTGCGGGCCTCGTATTTGGCGGCTCCGGACTGGATGCCGCCTGAAGTCCCGCCGGGCCTTGCGCCCTGAGCGGGGTCACCCCGCGGCCCTTTCGGGGCGTCGGGAGTGGTTTGTGGGAACAGCACCAGCAGCGCCTCGGCGTCGGCCTGCAGTTCTTCGGCGGTCTCGCCTTGGAGGCGGGCCGCCTGAGCAGGTGTCAGCCCCTTCGCGGTAGCGACTTCGAGACGGAGCCGCCCCAGGCGTTCCTGAGCGGCCTCGGCTTTGATCTGCTCGAGTTCCGCGGCGAGTTTCTCCGTGTCGGAGGGCTCCACGCCCGGAACCGCGCCGCGGAGGCCCTTCACGAGCTCCAGCAGCGGCGCCATCTCTTTGAGCTGAGACTCCAGCGCCTTGCGTGCTTCTCGTTCCTGCCGGAGGGCTTTCTCGCCTGCGGCTCCGAGAGGCTTGTCCTCGTCCTGCTTGGGCTCCGAAGCCTGCTCGACAGAAGCGGGTTCCGGGCTTCCCTCAGGGATCGACTCGGTTTCGATGATGTCGGGCATCGCGCCAGACTCCTCATGAGATTCGCTCGGCATCGCACCGAGCGGGCCAGTAGCGCTGGCCATCGCCATCCCCGAGACGGGGGAAGTCAGTAGATGTAGCCGTGGAGCTTCAACAGGCGCAGTGCGTCTGCCAGGTCCTTCGCGACCTCGTAGATGCTCTCGGGCATCAAACGCATGACCTGCTGCCCTCGTGAACCGGTAGCGCGAAGCTCCGCGGTCGTGAACAGGTCCTGCCCGAACACGTCCCGGTGTGCCAGGCGCCTGCGCTGCCCCTCCGCTGCGCCCGACATGCCCGCGGCTTTCCTACGAGCATTCACGACACGGGCCATGTCGGCCCCGTCCCTGATGGCCTGCGCGCCGGCCTTCGTGAAGATCCGGTCCTGCTCAGCCGTGGAGAGGTTGTCGAAGTACGCCTTCGGATCCGTAATCAAGTCTTCCCGCGGATCGCCAACGATGGGGACCGAGATGCAATTGCACCGCGGGTGCCGTTTGAAGTCCGTCCGCCAGGCTCGGTCCGAACCGGCCAGGATCACGCTCGAGCACGACGGCGGCGTGATCGCCCGCGCGTACCGAGTCACCTGGCGTGTCGTGGACACGATTGCCCCCGCGACGCGGAAGGCGTCACCCACCTGCGTCCCGGCGATCATCTGCGCGTGCGAACCACCGAAGGCCATTGCTCTCGGGACTGTCGCGCCACGTTTCAACGCCTCGATCGCCGTGAACGCCGGCGACAGCAACAGGGTGTCAAGTGGCCGACCATCGGAAGCCCAACCGGCCAACCCGAACGGCAGGATCTCCCCGACAGCATCGTTGCCGCCGCCCTGCACCCGCAGCGCCTCATCCACATACGGTGTGGCCGCGACCGCGGCCTGCGCCTGCATCGCGACGAGTGTCTGCACGAACGCCGGCACCAACAACTTCCACGAATCGAGAATCCGACCCGAGTCCACCTGCGACCACAAGGACCTCGCGGTCCGTTCAGCCGCTTGCGAGGTCTGGCTAGTTCGCTTCTTGAAGCTCAGCGCGGCCTGCAGCACTCACGGCCTCCTGCTGGCGGGCGAACACCGTCATCGGGTCCGACTCGAGCGCTTTCGCGTCCTCGTCTTCCATGAGCGTGATCTGCGTGTCCGTGTAGCCCATGTCCTCGCGGGTCTGCCGCAGGGGAACAATCCCTGCGGTGAACAGCTTCACCGCGGCGTCCGCTTTCTGCGCGACCGTGGGGGTGGCCGCGTTGCGCCAGATCGTCTCCAGCTGCCGCATGTCAGGGTCGTCCTTGCCGGTGGCGATCCGCTTCGCGATCCGCATGACCTGCTCCCAGCCGCCGCCGAAAGTCCGCTGCTTGCGCTCGGCCCGCTTCACCAGCTGCGACTCCGAGGAACGGATCGCGTCCGCTGAAGCAGGATTGTCGCCGGTGAACTGCATGTAATGCGGGGGCAGTGCCAGCATCTGCGCGGCCAGCTGCGACAGGAGCTTGATCGAGCTGTGGAAGTTCGCCAGATCCGCTTCCTGGAACTGGCCCATCTGCACTTCTGACGGGTTCCGGTCAGCGGCCCAGATACGGCCCGCGACCTTCGACCAGTTCGAGACCGGGTTACCGTCCTGGTCGGCCCAGTCTTCCTCGCTCATGCCGACAACCCACCGGCGCGGCATGGCGTGGAACTCGGCGCTGACCATCATGTCGGTCGCCATCTTGTTGGCCGCGTTCGCGACCGGGATGATGCTCTTGAATTCGCTCTTACCGAGCGAGTCCAGCATCCGTTTCCGGTTCATCAGCGGCACCACCGAGCACACACCCCGGTTGTGGGCGACGACATCGGCATCTTCCCACTTGCCGTCTCGCATGACGTAGTAGTACGTCTCGTTCAGGCCATAGAGGGCCGCGTTCTCAACCGGATAGGTAGGGTCTTCGTCGTCAGTCCAGCGCTTCAAGCCCCACATGACTCGGCGCGTACGCGGGTCCTGATAGGTCACCACCTGGGTCGGATGCTCGACCGTGATCAGCGGAGTCTTAGGGTCTTCCTCGTTTTCCCCGACGATCGCGAACGCCCGGCCGTTGATCAGCGCTTCGAGATGCGTCTGGGACGACTCTTCGTCGAGGTCGTTCACCTGCCAGATCCGCCACAAGTCCTTGTCGGCCTTGCCTTTACCCGGCAGACGGAACCCTTCGACGTCAAGTCTGGTCTCGTACGCCTCGACACCCAGTTCAGGCCAGTTGATGACCAGCTGGGTCATCCGCTCCCCGAACTCCGCCTCCAAGGCTGCGGCCATGTACTTGATCGGCTGCTCGCCCTCGAAATACAGCGACAGCTCTTTCAGCGGCTTCAGCTGCCTCAGACGCTGCGCCTCGAGCAGGCCCAGCCAGTCCAGGGGTTCACGAGCCACGGCAACCCCCTACCTGTAGACGACCATGCCGCCCTTGCGGATACGCGGCCACAGATTCGCGGCAGTGACATCGCAGGCGGCTTCATGGCAGATGATTGACGTGACGGCGAGGTCGATCTTCTGCCCCCTGGAGGGCTTTTCAAGGACGTACCGTCCCTGGTTCCGGGCTGCGCGGCGGGCATTGCGGATGTGGTGCTCTGTGGTCTCGCAGCCGTCGTGCGTGAACGACGAATCGGATTTCGACACGTCGATGACGAGGCGTTCCGCAGCGGCGTGCATCTGCACGATCCGCCATGTGGCCCAGCGCATCACAACCCGTTCGCCGTACTGCTCCGACCACTGGTCAAGCTCGGTGGTCCAGTACGGCGGGTCGCCGTAGAACCGGATCACCTTGTACCGCTGCATGATCTCGTCCACGGCGGCCGCGACTTCCAGGCGCGGCACCTGGCCGTCGAAGTCAGCCGGGTTCCAGATCGCGGGCCGTTGATTCGGGCCGTACGTCGGCGTGAACTGGTAGCCGTCGCGGGTCTCCAGGCGGATCCCGGTCCAGTCGTCCTGGTCCGAACCGTCGAAACCACCGACTACCGCTTCACCGTCGGGGACCTCGCGCGGTGCCTTCCGTTTCTCCCACTCAGCGACTTCGATCCAAGCGCCGGCGCCGTACACGATCCGATTGCCGTAGAAGCGTTCCGCCTGAGCGGGGTCCTTCTCCATCAGCTCGGCTGCTTCGGCTTCGATGCCGTCGATGTTGACGTGCTTCGAACCCGCGTACACGTACCGGAAGATCTTGCGTCGCTCGGCCTTGTTCGTGAACGACAGGTTCTTCGGCGGCGGCTCGTAGAACTTGAACACGTCGGTCACGGCGGACTCGAACGTCCGCTGCGCCACCGAGTCCTCAGCCGGGTCCCACGGGTTCGTCGTCTCGATCGACCGGCCGCCCATACCGGCCAGGCCGCGGCGCATCGTCTCCGCCACTTTCCGGAGCTTGTTCGTGCTGTTGTACAGGCCGGTCTCGTCCTGCATGGCGAACGTGATGGGGTTGCCCAAGCGGGCCTGCGCCGAGGCCGTGACCGTGTCGATCCGGCCGCCGTTCGTCGTGCGAACGAACTCCTCGCCGGCGCGCATCTGGTCCCCGAGCGGGCCCGATCGGATCATCTCCTGCAACGGCCCATACACGTTGTCGACCTGATCCTCAGCGGTCGCCAGCAACTGGATCAAGGGTTTCGGCCACGGCATGCCCATCGGCTCGCCCGGCCCGTACTCGTACACCCACCCGCATCCGCAACCATGGTCGCGGCAGTCGTAGAGCTCCCCGCCCACCGCCCAACCGGCGAACACCACCGGTCCGACAGCCTCGGCCGCGACGATCGTCGCCGACCACGGCCCTTTGCCAGTCTTCTGCGGCGCGACGATCAAACTGCGGCGGTTGTGGAACGCTGGCGCCAGGATCGGCCGCTCCGGGCGCCACACCGTTCCCGGCTTGACCCGGTAGTGGTTGACCGTCGCCCACAACTGCCAGTCGTACAAGTCGAACGGTTTACCGCGCTCGAACCCGTCAGGGACCAGGCAATGCGCCTCTATCCAATCAGGAACGATCCACAACGTAGGGAAGTCGACGACATACTCAGGCCGCGCCAGCGCCGCCATCGATCACCTTGAAGCGATCCTTGGACGACGGACGCTTCGGCGCCGCCTTCGAGGCGGCGGGCGAAGCCGCCGGCGCCGTCCCGATGCTCCAACCGTTCTCCTTCAGCCCCGCCGGCGTCATCCCGATCTGGTCCGCCAAGCGGATCACCGCGTTGATGTCCGACGCGTTCGCGTCCCGCGACTCCGCCAGAGCAGTCCGGCGAACCCACAACGCGACCGTCTGCCAGCGCCACGGCTCGTCAATCCACGCGTGCGCCTGCGGAGTCCGCCACGCCCGATCCCATAGCGCCACTTCACGGGAGCTCGGGTCGGGCAACGGGATCTCCGGGGCCTCCCGGTCGAGAGGCTCCAGCGGCAGTACCCGAAGCGTCAGCCGCTTCTCACTCCGCAGCGAGCTCGGATCCGGCTGAGGCCCGGATCGGTTCCTGCTTCCTCCGCTTGCCATTGTGGACTCCTTCGGCCGCATCGCGCGGCGTCTGGTGCACAGGGCATCGCGCCCCGAGCTTGATTACAGTGAGTGACC